TCATTCAAAATGTGCAGGCGCGAGCGCTCTGACATAGGCCTGGCATGCCTGCAGCGCAATCAATCCACGGTCGCCGGTGTCGGTGATGGCGATAATTCGTTGAGCATGCGCCGGGTCAAGTCGGGCGCGTACGGCTGCATGATCCACGCCGCCGGGGCCGGCGGTGGCTGGCATGTTGCAGCCTGGGGCAACGTCGCTGGCGTCGAGAAGGACTGACAGGCGCACATCAGCAGTGGCAAGACGATCGCGCAGGCGATCCTGATCACGTTGGGCATCGCTCAGCGCTCGATAATGGGTTTGTTCACTGGCGGCGAGTCGTTGCTCCAGCGCCAGACGTTTATCCTGCTCAGCCTGTTGCGCTGAGGTAGCAGCAACATTCTGTTGATTGAGGACTTCGGCGTTTAGCCGTGCCTGCTCCGCCAATTGCCGCCCGTAGCGCCAGTCCTGAAACTGCCAGGCCGCGGCAAAAGCACCAGCGGCCAGCATCAGGATGCCGATCATTCGCCAAGGGATTGGCATAGCACCGCCCTCGCCCGCGCCCAGATTTCCAGGCGGTCCTGCAACCCGTTCAACCCGCCGTTGATGCGTCGGGTGATGGTGTTGAACTGATCGCGATCGGCCAGCTCGTTCAAGCCGTTCTGCTCCCAGAACCATGCCGCGGACTCGGCGGCCCATTGTGGCTGTTCGAGCAGTTCGGGCAGGGACAGCAGACGCTCATCGCCGAACAGACCGAGGCTGCACTGGCGATAATTCGAACGGCCAGTAATCTGGATCAACCCGCGTCCTCGGAATTTTTGCCCGTCGCCGTCAGCCTCCGGCGTGTTGCCCAGACGCAAGGCCAACGTACCCGTGTCGTACTTGCTCAGGTATTGGTTGTTGCCCAGTTCGCGCACATAACGCAATTGCCCCGACTCATGGCCGACTTGCGCAAGGAACGCCGCGATACGTTTAGGCGTGTCGATACGCCGCCGAGCCATGGCACTGTTGAGTGCAGAAACAAAAACGCCCGCTTGGGAGCGGGCGTTGGGCATGATGTCGATAAGGTTGTTTTCAGTTATTTGCATAATGCTTGATCCTCCCTGGATATTGCCCCCGATTGAATCACGATTGACGACCAACACCTGTGAACCATTTTCTTGCCAGATTTTTCAGTGAGTTCTCCGGCGCAAGTTCTTCGGGGGATGTGAACATCCAACCGAGTGTGCCGAAATTGGCAGTCCAGTCGATTTGCGGTGCCGGAGTGATTTCAGTGATGTCGACCCAGAGCAGATCCGGATGAAACATTTCGGCCATGTTTCCGTTGGTCGAGAACAGTTCGACCACGGTGTTGTGGGTGATGCGTGCGTAGGTTTTCATCAGGCGTACTCGAAGATGATCACGGCGCCTGAAGCACCTGTGCCACCTGGTCTGCCAGGTTGATTGGGGGCGTTGGCGATTCCTCCCGCACCGGAACCGAAACCGGAACCTGGTGCGGCCAGAGAGCCTGCTGCGCTGTTGCCAAAACCGCCTCCGCCCAACGGCGAGCTGCCACCGTGCCCAGCAAGGGTCGAGCCGTTGACAGATATTCCGGGGGTGCCTGCATTTCCCGCGCTATTGACGATGTTGCCTCCACTGGCCGTCTGACCGGGATAGCCTCCGGTATAAAGCCCCATGCCCTGATTCGCGACAAATCCAATCCACGGCGACCCTCCACCACCGGCAGCAGAAACCAGCGAACCGAAAGAACTGGTACCACCACCTCCGGCATTCGCCGCTGCCAGTCCCGCGCTTCCGCCAGCCCCCACCGTGACGACCTGACGAGAACCAATCGTGTCGGAAGACAGCCATGCTTCAGCATAACTTCCGGATGCGCCGCCACCCACGGTTGCATACTGGGAGGTTGTGGTCGCACCGACTCCCGCACTTCCGCCACCGCCGGCCACCACCTTGACCAGAACATGCTTCATCCCGGTTGTCGGCTCATAGGTGCCGGATGCGGTAAACGTCTTCACTCCCAACAACCGGCCGCTTACAGCATTACCGCCGCTGGCATACACCAGCACCCAACTGTCCAGTGCAGCGCTGTACATCACCGAACACAGGCTGCTGGCGACAATCTCCTCTGGCCGCAATGCACTCAGCCCAAGGCTCAATAACGGCTTGGGCAGCAAGCCATTCGGCGCGAATGTGCTCGCTCCAGTGTTGGCATTACCAGCAGTAAAGCGCAGCGCCAGACCGTCCTTCAACGTACTGATGGCCGGCACGTAGTTGGCCATGTACAGATTGGCGGCGCCGATATCGATTGCATGCTTGTCTTCACCGGCCTGACTGATTTTTTTCAGCGCCTGCAACAGCTGCGTCGCATCGGTTTCATTGGGTTCAAGACCCGCAGATCTGACGACGTTCAACAATTCATCGGTGACAACGTTACCCCAGGTCGCCGGGATCAACGATCCGGGCAATCCCGAAACGACGTCTTCATTGACGAATTTGCCATTCACCAGCCCGACGCTGGGAACGCTTTTTGGATAGTCCACGTTAGTTCCTCAACTGTCTGTCCGAAGCAAGCCTTCCAGCCAGTCAGGCTCAACGGGTCGGGAAAGCAAATTCGGGAAGTCCGGGTCATTCGGCCAATCACGCAGTGCCTGCCGATACGCCAATAGTTGTTTGAATTCCTCGGAGCGCAAAGTCGTACCCTCGCCCACTTCCAGTTCTTCGGCATCACGAAACACCAGCCACTGGGTGTTTTGCAGAACGCGGTTGCGCCATGCGCGCTCGTGGCTGGCAAGCGTTTCAGGAGAAACGACGGGGTCGGTCAAAACGGGCTGACCACTGGCACTGGCGCTGATGATTTTGCCGCTCGCCTGGCCGGCAAACAGTTCGGAGTATTGCGCCTGGGTGATTTCCACCGCCCCTTCAGGCAGTTCGGGAAGTGCGCTTTCGACCCGGTCAAAACCGAGGCTTTGCGCATAGAAATAAATAGTCATGGTCAGTACCCCCAAACCAGAATGCGACCCGAAATGCCCGAATCAACCTTGACACTTGAAGCCTGGACACTTCGGACCCGAGCCACCACTGTCGTTGTCGTGGAGTTCGCGCCGTCAAATGCCCAAACGGTGACGTTGGAGGCCCCCCAACCTGACGGGTAGCCTTCATTGGCAACACCGCCGACGACAGCATTGGGAAACCTGATCGGCAGCGACACCGTCATGTTGCCATTCGCATCGGAGCCCCCCGTTACCCACTGCAGGATCAAACCGCTGGGAAACTTTTGATATCCCGCTGTGGCGAACTGTGCGGCGTAATTGACGGAGTACTTGAGCGCAGCGGTGCCATACACCACCCACACTCCAGACTCTCTGACAAAGTTCGCACTCTCACCATTGTTCAAAACGATCGACGCCAGATAAGCACCTTGCGGGCTGATCTGTGTGCCGGTTTTACTGGCCACGGTGACGGGAGCGCTGTTACGGCAGTGCAGGCTGATCGTGGCACCACTCGGCACCGCAGCGGCATCCGGAAGCGTCACGGTATACGTGGCGTTGCCACCGAGACCGATCGAACAGCCAACGTCGGCCTGGGTCAATTGGGTGGCGGCGAATATACCGCGAGCACTTGCGTAGCTGCCCAGCGCCCGCTGCACAAACTCGGACGTTGCTGCCGAGCGCCCGCCATCAAACTGAGGCGCTGTCATGAACAATGCCGGGCTGCGCAGCGCCCCCAGCAACTGATTGTTTGACGACTCGTTCGGCGTCAGACCGGCAGCTTGAACAACGTTGAGAATTTCTTGCGTGACGCTGTTGCCCCATGTCGCCGGGATCAGCGAACCGGGTTTTCCGGCAATTGGGTCCTCATCGACAAACTGGCCGTTGACCAGTCCGACACTGGGCACACTCTTGGGATAGTCCAATGTTCATCTCCTTGATTGAAATACAGTGGGCGCGCAGGCCTTAGCCAATCGCGCTGGCCAGCCAAAGCGGCACTGACGGCCGGGAAACCACTCCCGGAAAATGGCTGGAATCAGGCCAGTCGCGCAGCGCTTGTCGGTACTCGAGCAGTTCCAGGTATTGCGCAGCCTTGAGCAAGGTTCCACGCCCCAGTTCCTGCTCATCGCGATGGCGAGTGACCAGCCATTCGGTCGCTGAAAGGGATGCCTGACGCCAGCTACGTTCCGCTGCCGCAGGCGTTTGATCTGCAGCAACCGGCGCCAGGAGGATCACCGGACTTTGCTGCGCGGGCAGTGGGTCGGCAGCTGTCGGCAACTCACTGATCGGCGCGCCGATTTCGACCGCCTGACCATCCGGAACTCGCACCATCGACGCCACAAAAGACGGCGCAAACAGTTGGCTGATTGCGTAGTCACCGGTGTCGATCCGCTCGACGACCACGCCATTCTCGATCCGTGCATAAACGGCCATTACTCGTACTCCCAGATTTCACAGAAGGCGTGGCCGCCGGCGCCGCTGACGACTGAAGCGGACGCATTGACCGAACAGGATCCGCTGCCACCGGAGCCTCGCCCGCCGGAGATGCCATTTCCATTGACGCCTACACGTGTGCCACCACCGTCAAACGGGCTGGCAGCCCCGGCGCCGGAAACGACACCCCAATTGAAGTTGTACATCGCGAACTCACCAGGGCTGCCACGAGCGTTGGCAAGACCACCACCCGTGACGATTTGACCGCCAGCACCGCCCATGACGAAACCGACCGTCGTTGCTGTCACCGGGAATGAAAGGATTTGCCCGCCTGCACCGCCAGCGGCGCTCATATAGGTGCCGAAGGAAGCACCGCCCCCGGTCATCCCGGTCGTATTGACTGCAGCGCCGCCCGCCCCCAAAGACACAGGCACGCCAGCCAGCATTTGCGCGGTCACGTCGTAGAGACTCTCCGCATAGGCGCCGGAACCACCGCCACCACCAATACGGTGATTATTGGCGGGGACAGGTTCACAGCCACCACCGGAACCACCCGCGCCGACCAAGCGCACACGTATGCGTTTCGCTCGGGGATGGGGTTTGTAAAGCGTGATACCGACGGATTCGAACTGCCTGACTGCCAGCAACCGCCCCACCGCATCGGTGATGCCATAACCGGCCAACGTGGTTGGGGTATTTTTCAGTTTGCTGAAGTCGACCAGTGCACCGATTGCGCTGGCCAGCTGATCGGTTCTGGCTTCATCCGGTGTCAATCCGGCGGCCTTGATCGCGTTGAGAATTTCCTGCGTGACACTGTTGCCCCACGCCGCCGGAATCAACGATCCCGGTGTTCCGGCGAGCGGGTTTTCATCGACGAAGCCGCCGTTGACCAGTCCCACGCCGGGGATAGTTTTTGGATAATCCATTGCACTGCTTCCTGTGCTGAAATCAGTTGGCTACGGTTGCGCCGGGTGCGACCGGCCAGGTAATTTCATCGGGGAAACCGGCCTGTTTTTCGATGCGGTTCAGCTCGACGCTGTAGAGCTTCCACTCGATCAGCAGCAGTTGTTCGTCATGGCTGGCATCGCCAATGTCTTCGGCGTATTGCAGGGGTGCGATGCGCAGTACGGCATCGCGTAGCAGTACGTCGCGCTGATCGAGGCATTGCTGTCTTACGCTCACCAAGCGAGCCTGCTCATCCTGTACCCAGGCGTTGTCGCGCCAGACATGGAACTCCCCTGGCCACGGCTGTGCGGTCAGGGTGTTTGGCAACTCTCCCAGCTCGGTCCAGATCTGTTGGGCACCGCCGTCCTTGCGATAAACCACACCGCGGCGGTCAATCACTTCACGGGGTACACCGTTGATCAGCGCCCAGCTGCGACCGGCTTCCGGCTCGGGCAACTCGTAGGCCAGCTCAACGGCATTACCGGGCAACTGAACGCCGATGCCTGGCGTGGCAATGAACTCGACAGGCCCGGACAGAGCGCCCGAACCATCAAATAGATAATTGAACATAAAGCGCCTCAGATGAGTTTGATGCGACCGGGATAGGCCATGTTGCGCGGGCGGGATTTGAAGGCGTAGAGCAGAGTCGCTGACGGGTCCATTTGATAATTGGTACCCACTGGATAAATCGGACCGCCATTGCTCAACCCCGAAACGTATTGAGGCTCCTCTCGAGTATCCGCCCCCACTGCCGTCAGGCTGTCCGTCCAGCGCGACCCGACGGCGCCGCCACCATTCGCCCCCATCGCATACGAGTGCGTCGATCCAGTCTGAAAAGTACCCATCCCGCGTCCGGTATCCACACCACGACCTTCATCCAGAACCCGAAGGAATTCCCCTCGCCCATCAGGACCGCGAAACGTCGTTGCACCGTCACCGGTGGTCCATTTGCCCTCAGTGCTCGCCCGAAAGGCTTCAGCGCCCAACATGCCTGATTGCTGAGCGTGATCCCACAGCCACGGCCATTCCGCGCGTTTCATGACGGTGCCATTAAGCGCACCGTATCCGCCGGGGCTGAGCATGATGGTTGTCTCGAAAAACGGCCGGCCAAGCGGGGTATTGTCGAAGCGTCCGACCGGCCACCAACTCCCGGCCCCATCACTGCGCAAATGCCACCAGTCTCCGCCGCCCATCAACACGAAAAATGGATAACCGCTGGCCGCCAGATGCGTATGAAAGCGGATGCGATCCGTGCCCGATGCCTGGATGACCATGCGGTTGCCGCTGTTGTCCACCCGCCGAACAATCACATCACGCACACCGAGTGCGACGTTGGCCGGTGGTAGCAGCAAGGTCACCGGGCCGGTGCTGCCATCGATCAGGACGAGGCCGAGTTCGGCATCAGTCAGGGTTTTCGACGCGGCCAATCGGGTGATGACCGAACGCATCGGACTCGTGCTGCCGACAATCGACTGAATCGCCTTGAACAACTGAGTGGTGTCCGCCTCTGAGGCCACCAACCCACCCGCTGTAATCACACTCAGAATTTCCTGAGTCACACTGTTGCCCCACACCGCCGGAATCAACGACCCCGGCGTACCCGCCACCGGGTTTTCATCGACGAAGCGGCCATCGACCAGACCGACGCTGGGGACGCTTTTTGGATAATCCATAATTGGTTTTCCTATACCTGGAACATTGATGGGCGATGCCGACAACGCAGCATCCAGTCACTCGGCAGTCATCCAGGCAGGCTTTTTCGGTCGAGAGCGTTTGGCGGGAAATTTCTTCGCCTGGGGCCACTTGCGCAGCGCCTGCAGGTAAGTCAGCAGCGTCAGGTATTCAGCGTCGGACAGCGTGGTGGCCTTCATCAGCTCCACTTCGTCACGGTGGCGATCGCGCAACCAGGCAACCCGGTTGAATTCCTGATCGCGCCACGCCTTGGCTTCGGCCGAAGTTTGCTCATCAGAAAGAGCTGTCAACTCGACCAGGATCGGCAGACCGTGATCGTCATGAGATCGCTCGGTACCCGCTACTGGGTTTGCGATGACCGACTCATAACGCGCCTCGTCGATTTCAACGGCATCGTCTGGAAGGCTGGTGTGATAACCCGACAAATAGGTGTTGCCGGTGGTGCGGCTATAGAAACGTTTCATGTCAGTTCCCCACCCCCAGGACAGTGACAAAACCGGAGCCACCGGAATTGCTCAAGACTTGAACCTGGCTGGGATCAAAGTAGGTCACCAAAGGTGGAGTGACGATATCGAAAAAGGGTGCGTTGCCGCTGTGCGAGTAACTTGCCCAGGTAGCGGCGCACTGGGTCTTGAAAGCCACCGGCCAGGGTTTTGCAACATAGGTTTTATCTGTAGCGATGGTGATCACGACCCACTGGATCATGAAGCCGCCCAGCCAGCTCGGAAAAGCGATATAGCCGTTCGCGCCAATGCTGTAGGAAACACCAAACCAGAGCTTTTTCGGTGTGACGATGGTGGTGTCATCAGTCCCTGCGTTGACCTGGGCTTGAGTCGCGATCCGCGCCCAGCCAAAAACAGCTTCCGTGGCTTGCACCACTTTCTTTTCGATCGCTTGAAACACCCGCTGCGGGGTCATCAGGCGACTGCTGCTTGTGCCCGCCTCTGCTTCATCCTTGGTTGCCAGAGAATCACTTTTGTTCTTTTCGACAATTGCCGAAATCGCCGCTCTGAGTTGCGTACTGTCGCCCTCGTCGGGGACGAGCCCGGCAGCAGTGATCGCGTTGATGATTTCATCGGTGACGCTGTTGCCCCACCGCGCCGGAATCAGCGATCCCGGCGTGCCCATCAATGGGTTTTCATCAACAAACTTGCCATTCACCAGCCCTGAACTGGGCACACTTTTCGGATAATCCATCCCGTCATTCCTCCCTAGTCATAATTGATATGCACCTTGGTGTGCGCCGGCGCACTGCGATGAATCAGGCATTCCAGCGCCGAACCCGGGTTGACGCCGAACCGTTCACCCCAATAGCTCGCGCCGTAACGTCGACCGAGCAACAGGCGCCCGCCGGTGTTAAGCGTCCACATAAACTGCGCCTCCCACGTGCCCCAGTGCGCCGAGCCGAAACGCGAACGGCCCATGCGCGGGGCTTCGAGTTCGGTGATGGTCGCGTTGGGGTAGCCCTGGCTTTTGGCGATGTCGAGGTAGTAGCCGACGGCCTGGCTGCCGACCGCGAGCAAGCGCCGGCGTACGGCGAGGCGGCGGTCGTCGAACAGCGGCGTCGCGCCCAGGCACGGGTCGGGCAGGTTCATCACCCGCTCCCAATCCGGCACCAGTTCGCTGACGCCGGCCGGGTCCATTTCGTTGAGCAGGTCGGCAGCACGCGCATCGAGGCGTGCCAGTTCGACGGCGACGCCTTGCAGCACTTCTTCCAGCTCCGGCACGCGCTCCGGATCCCATGCCGGGCCACTGGGTAGCAAGGCGCGCAGTTGCGCCTGATATTGCGCGGCGGTTCTTATGCCCCCCATACGCAACCTCCGAAGGTCAGCAGTTCGCTGTCGTTGGCCGAAACGTTGGCGACGGGGGCCGTCAGTACGTGGTCGGTTTCACCCGCTGCGCTGCTGATCGCTTCGCGAATATGGCTGATCAGCAGATCCTCGCCGAGGTCAGCCTCACGGTTGTGCAAGTCGCGCAATTGGGTTTCGACCGCCGCGCGTACGGCGCTGGTGTCGGGGGTCAACTTCAGGCGATAGGTCACGGGCACCTGAATCGGCGGACGCACATGCACTTCAGCCGTCACCGGACGCAACGGTTCGATATAGGCCTGCACCTCGGCCAGTTGCTCGTCGTTCGGCACCGGTTGCGGATCGTCGTCACGCATGATGTACACGCCGACGGTGCCTGGGCCGAGGAAGCCACCACGGCACCAGGCGCGCGTCACGCCGGGCACTTCCAGCGCCCAGGTTTCGTAGTCACTGGCCGAGCCACCATGGGGAATCACGCGGTAGGAACGGATCACCCGCGAACGCAGCGACTCCAGACTTTCCCGCGCCACACCGCCGCTGAGTCCCGGCGCCAGCACCACAAAACTGTTGCCGATCACACCGGCAATCGGCTGCACCGGTGTCAGCGCCAGCCCGGCGTCGGCATTGCCCAGACTGCCGGCATCCAGCGCGGCGATCGTGGTGGTGTTGCTGCCATTGACGGTGGTGCGCGCGGCGGTGACTTTGTAGGTGCGGCCGTCATTGGTTTGCAGCAGCGTATCGGCGTCGAGCACCGCGCCGGCAGTGGCGGTAAAACTGACGCTGCCGGTGGCCACTTGCGCGGGTTTGCGCGGTTGGTTCAGACGCAGAGCGGCAATGCGTTCCAAGGTCGACTCATCGGCCTTGTCCGGCAGAATCTGCTCGGCAATCCAGTCGAGATAACCGTACAGACCATAAGCCGCACCACCGAGGGTACGGGCCAGCACTTGCGCATCGGACTGGCGCAGCGAATCGCCGGCCAGGTCGCTTTGGGTGCGCTTGATCAGCACCGGCAGCGAAGGGGTTTCAAACGGCATAGATCACCTGCCAACTGTTATCGGGGTTGATGTCCAGACGTTCGCCGTCGGCCAGAGTCAGGACCGTGCGCAGGTTCAGGCGCTGGGCGTCGAGGCGTTCGCTGATGATGTCGATGGCGCTGCAGTGGCCGTCGTCGATCAGCCACTGCAAGGCTTCGCGGGCGTAGAACTCGGCGTCCATCTGCGTTTGTCGAGTCAGCTTGACCCGGCGCAACAGCCACAGCCGCGAACCGATGCGATCGTCGGCGACGGTGGGAAAGGTGTCGCCCCACCAGCCGAAACGTTCGTCGTCGTCGAGGGCGTCGTCATCGGCGGCGCGGCGCCAGGTGAACAGGCTGATCAGTACAGAGCGGGTCAGTGCAGCGTGGAGGTTCGGGCTCAGCATCACTTGCCTCCTGCCGGCGCGCCGGTCTGGCCGCTGCCGGCCTGCACACCGACGTGCACGTGTTTGATCTGGCTGATGCCGCCGGCCAACTGATCACCGGTGGACACGATCTTGCCGGTCTGGTTGATCACTGGCGTATCGAAGTTCACCGCGCTGCTGGCGCGGATGTTCAGCGTGGCGGTTTCGATATCGATGATCCGCCCGCGCTTGAAGTGAATCCTGTCGCCCTCGTCGGTGTAGATCGCCACTTCGCCCGACGCCAGCGATTGCAGGCGATAGCGGCGGTCGGCGATGACCAGAGCGATGGCGTGGGAACGGTCGCCGCCGATGAAGGTGACGACACCTTCGGCGCCGGCCAACGGATGGCTGGTAAAACCGTAGGGTTCGAAGTGTTCGAGATCATCGTTCACTTCACCGGCGGTGAGGCGCATTTGCAGCGATTGCAGCTTGGATGCCGAATTGGCGAGCACGACAGTGCCGCGCGCCAGCAGGCGTGTCAGTAGGCTCATGAATTGTCCTCAAGAGGTAGGCATCACGCGATCCACTGTGGGAGCGAGCCTGCTCGCGAATGCGCTGGGTCAGGCAATGTGATGTTGAAGCTGCCAGCGCTTTCGCGAGCAGGCTCGCTCCCACAGGGTCCGGAGTCAGGCTCAGGTTTTTTTCGGGGGTGTTGGATCAGGATCGAAGGTATGCGGCGGCGCCACTTGCAGTGTGGTCACCGAGCCTTGTGCCGACAGCGAATAAGTGACTTTGGAAATCAGCATGTCGCCGTCAAACTCCAGCACCGGATCCTTGACCCGCACCAGCGTGTTGTGGCGCCACAAATCGCCGTTGGACTGACGCCAGCCCTGCACCTGATAAGTGGTGGTCTGCGCTCGGCCCATGCGGGTCGCGCTTTCCCATTGGGCTCGCTGCTGCGCCAACTCAAAGGTCAGTTGCGTGCCCTCGTTGATCACCGTGGTGCGCCGACGCTTGAAGGTCAGGTCCGCCGCTGTGGATTCGACTTCGCTGGCCGCCGCGCCGCTTTTGGTATCCGAACCTTTTTGCTGGCCGATCACCCGGTATTCGGAGAACACCTGGCTGTAATCCATCGACGCGCTGGCGGACAAAATATTCTTGCCCAGTTCCAGCGCATCGCTGGCCCGACCACCGCTGCCGGGTTTGGCCAGCACCAGCCGGCCCTGTTCGTCATCGGTGGAAAACACCCGCAGCAACGAGAGCAACCGGTCGATCGACTGGAACACCGTTTCACCCGGCACGATCGTGTGCTTGGTCAGCCTTGCAGTCTCGGGGATTTCATTGACCACCATCAGCCCGTACTCCATCGCCAGCGCCTGAACGATGCTCAACAGGGGTTGCTCCTGCCACTGGTTCGGCTGGTTTCTGGCGGCGCAATCGACCAGATCCTGAGTCTTGGAACTGCCCTCGATAGTCAGGCTGATCTGCCGCCCGTCATACCTGATCGGGGCTTTGAACACGTAACCGGTGAGCAGCAGATCCTTGCCGATTCGCACTTCGCACGGGTCACCGGGCTTGATCGGTTTGGCGACAGTCTGCCCCGGCCATTGCCAGGTGATGTCGAGTTTGAAGGTGCGAAACTGGCGCTCCAGATCAGCGGTGATTTCCACGCTTTTCCAGCCGCCGTATTCCATGTTGTTGACCGTCAGCGTGACGCGATTGTCCATTTCGCTCATGGTTCACTCCCCGGAGACTTTCACATCGTTGGGCGAGAAACCTGGATGGTTCATCCCGTTGCGCTGAGTGATTTCAGTGACCCGTGTGGCATCGCCCAGATACTTGTAGGCCACTACCACCGCCGGAGCGCTTTCCTGGATGGTTTTAGTCACCAGGCGCACACCGGACGATGCGACCGACTTGAGGTGCGCGACCGCCGCATCCTGCAGATCACTGATCAGTTGGTGGTGCGCAGGGCCGGCCTTGGTCTTCACCAGATTCAGGGTCTCGATCAGCGTCTTCTGAATCGCCTGCACATCATCGATGGCGGGCACGTCCGGACGATTGATCGGCTGGTTCGCCTGCTGATCGACGGAAGGTGTCGACGGCAATTTCACCGGTTTGGTGGCCACCGGCATGGATGCGATCCACTGCGCCGCTTTCACGATCAGCGTGTCCTGGACCAGATCGGCCATGGCTTGTGCCGCGGCGTTGGTGTCCTTGCCGGTGGTGATCTTCGGCGCATCCGCCTTGCGAATCGCTTCGAGTTGTTGGGACACGTCGGCAATCACCCCACGGTAGCCCTCCTTCGCGAATTCCTTGAGCTCTTTGATATCGCCGAGCAAACCTTTGAACTCAGCCGCCACCTCCTTGGGCAACTCCTTCACTGCCTTGACCAGTTCTGTGATCTGCCGGTACTGCTCGATCAGCGGTTTGAGCTGCTCTTTGATCACCTCATAGACTCCGGTCAGACTGTTGCGCAGATTGGCGATGCCGATCCGCGCAGCCTTGATCAAGGTCATCGCCTGTTCGAAACGCGCCACCGCAGACCCCAACAGCGTGTCGGCCTTGGCCAGCAACACTTTCTGTGTGCTGACGGTAGCGGTCGGAAACGGCAGCGGTTGGTCTGGATAGAACTTCAGGGTAAAAGTCACCAACCCGCCGTCCTGGCGGGTGTGGGTCATGTCGCATTCGCCGACCTTGACTTGCAGGCGCCCGAGCCACGGATGCACCAGTTCACCACTGCCCGCCTCCAATGCCTTGAGCAGCTTGTCGCGCTGTTCCAGGCAATCGGCGCCGATGATGAAGGCCGTGACATCGTGAATCCTTGCCTGCTGGCCGAGGTCCTCGAAATACGGCAGGTCACGTTGCGGATACTCGTGCAACTGGCCTTTGCGACCGACCGGGGTTTTCGCCTGATCGATCCAAAACCCGACACCGCGAAAGGATGCCGGCAACAAACGGTCACGCCAGTTCATTGGAACCTCCCATCGACAACGAGCGATAGCCGATGCGCGAAGACAGCGCCAGGCCCGGTTGATTGCTTTGTGGTTGATCGGTGCGCAACCCGGCCGGCGCATTTTCGAAGCGTACGGTCAGGCCGCCTTCGAGCTGCGTGCGGTTGTTGATTGCACTTTGTTGAATCAGCGCGCCAGAGGTTTGCGGCAGTGTGCTGCTCATTCCTGGCGCCCCGGCAGGCACCGCAGCGCTGGTGCCGGTGATCGTGGCGAAGAACCCGGAGACATTGCCGCCGAGCAGTTCTTTGACCTGTGCGAAAATACCTTGGAGTCTTGTCGACATATCACCGAACCAGACGAGAACGGGCTGCCACTTCTCCTGGATGGATTCCAGCGGCGACTGACTGAACAGATCACCCAAGGTTGCTTTCACCGATTGTGCGTCGGTGTTCAGCGTTGCCCACAAACCGGAAAAATATTCCGTGACGCCATTCCATTTCGCCATGACCGCTTCCACGGGAGCGTTGCCGAACAAGTTCTGAAACTCGCTCTTCAATGGCTGGGCACCCGCGCGAAGAACGTCCCACAGCGCTGAAAAAACCGGTGCCAAGGGTTGCCAGGCGCTTTCGACCATCGCGGTCGGAGACCAGGCGAACGTCGATTTGAGTTGCTCCCAACCACTCGCCGCAATGCTGTGCATGCTGCCAACCGCATCGAAAACCGTGCTTTGCGCAGAACCCCAGACCGTCGACATGTTGGTTGCCAGCGTGCCGTCGAACAGCGATGTGATGTTCGACCAACCGGTTGCAACCCTGTTGCTCATATCGTCGATGGCCGTGAAGACCGCGCTTTGTGCGGCATCCCATGCGCCTGACATTTTTGCTGTCAGCGTGCCGTCAAACGTCGACTTGACCGATTCCCAACCGGACTGCGTCGCTGCATAGCTACGATTCCAGTAACCGGTGACGGACTCATCGGCCGAGTCCCAGAGTGCGCTCATCTTCTCCAGTGGCGAGGTGTACAACCGGGCCTTGAGGCTTTGCAATCCAGCCGCAGTGCTGGCAGCTGCACTGTCCCAGTAAGCGCCGACGGAGCTGCGAGCAGAATCCCAGGTCTGCTCGATGGACGCGCCGAATGCGTGCAGACGTTCGGACGCTCCCGCCGCCAGACGGCTGGCACCAGCGATAGCGTCAGCGCGCATCTCCTGCCACTTCTGCGAAGCTGTGGCACGCATCGACTCGAACTGTTGCCTGCCATCCGCGACCATCTCATCCCAGCCTTTGCGCACGTCGTCGATGCCGCGACGGGTCGCATCGCTGATCGATTGCCAGGTCCGGCTGAAGAAGCCCGAGATCGCCCCCCAGTTGTTGCTGATCAAGCGCGCGCCGATCACGATAATCGCCACCGCGGCCGCAATCGCGGCGGCAATCAAACCGATCGGTGACGTCAGAATGCCCAATACACCGACCAGCCCCATCGCACCCACGGTGACTACCGTGAACGCGACGGCTGCCGCCGCCAGCCCTTCGACAAGAGAAGGATTGTTCGCCACAAACTGGCCAATCGAGGTGATCACCGGCGTGATTGCGGTAACGATACCGTTCACCGCTGGCAACAACGCATTGCCAATGTTCAACGAGATCTTGTCCAGCGCTTCGTTGAACTTTGCCAGGTTGGCCGAGGTTTCCCCCTGCACCACTTTCGGCAGTTTCAGGCCTTTGTTCGCCGCGACCTTTTTCGCCAGCGCATCCTGCGCCTCGATGGCTTTCTTGATGCCGTCCTGAAACGGCTTGAGCAAGCCACCTTCGGAGATGAACCCGGCGACGTCCAGCGGCTCGAGGCCGCTGTCTTCCATGCTTTTCTTGAATGCTGCGACCTTGCCGCGCAGCCCTTTCATTTCGGCTTCCATCTTCTCGGCGCCCTTGAGCACCACGAGCATGTTGACCGTGACAGGAAAGGTCTGCGGAATCAGGCTCAAATTCGTATTCGCCATCATTGCACCTGCTGCATCGCATTGATCCGTTGCGCGTGCTCCAGCGATTCGCGGAGCACATCCAGTGGCCTGGCCATCATCTGTTCGGGGTCAACCTTCCAGAACCAGGCCAGGTCATAGGCGACGGCGATCAGGTCGGTGATGGCGCCGACGCCGCACTCATGAAAAAACTCGCAACGGCCCAGCTCAGCGCATTGAGGTCAGCCAGATCCAGCTGGTTGACCGACGACGGCGGAATGCCGGCGCACACGGCGATGTATTTGGCCGCCACGTCCATGTCGAGGCTGACTTCTTCGCTCTTGTCGATCTTGTACGGCAGCGCCTTGATCGCTCGCACTTCCTGCACCGTCGGACGGCGCAGGACGAGTTCGGTCAGGGGCTCGCCGTGAGCTTCGATCGCAACCTGAAGCTTCACGGCGCCGCTCATTGCCAGGTCCCCTTGATGCCTTCGAATTTCAGTTCGATGGTGGCGTCATCGCCCTTGGAAACTGGCTCTTCAACCAGATAAGCGCCGGCCAGTACGTAGACTTTGCCGTTGCTGAATTCGCAGGTGACGGTGATGTCGGTGCCTTCGATCAGCTTCTTCAGCGGGAAGTCGGCGGTGTGCAGCGCGGTCACTTTGAACGACGGCGCGATATCGGTTTCCTTGTAGAAACCGGGTACGACGGTTTCGCGTTTGACCGCCATCAGCGGGGCTTCGCAGCCGCCATTGATGGTCAGTTGTGCGCCGTCGACTTTGACGTAGCAGGTGCCTGCAATCAGTTGACCCATGGTGTTACTCCCTTGAATAAAAAAGCCCACGCGAGGTGGGCTGAAAACTTACCGTCAAACGCGGCTATCAAGCCGCGTCGTCGTACTGCAGACGGAACTGGTTGAGCAGTGCGAACACGCGCAGACCGTTGATGTAATCCGGTGGGAACAGCACGTTCACACGGCTCGGGTCCTGCACGTCGCGCTCGACGATCAGGTGCTCGGCGAACAGCTCGGCGTTCTCGACGTGGCCTTCCAGTTCGAGCTTGGCGTACTGGGCGATCAGCTCACCGCGAATGGTCGCAGGCGTCACGATTGGCTGGCCGGCGCCGAAACGGGTGCCGTCGGAGGCCAGTTTGTGGCGGCCGTACTTGCTGGTGATCACGCTTTGCAGACGGCGCACGATGAACGCCGACTGGTGCATGGTTTCGCTGTCCAGGTAGGAGTTGTCGGCCTGACCGTAAGCGTTTTTCTGGTAGGTGGTGATCGAGCGCTGGATACGCACGTAGCCGCCTTCGTAGTACGCGGTGGCGATGCCGTAGTTGAGCAGCGACTGACGCTCGGTCAGCGTGAAGCGTTCGCTGGCCGGTGCCGGATCGACACCCGGCAGGCTGCCGCTCTGAGTCGGACGGCTGGCGTCGGCAGAGATGAACACCGCCGTGCGTGCAGCCAGTGCGGCGGCTTGCACCCAGAACGGTTGCGGAACGCCCGGCTCCAGCGCCTGAATGGTCATGTGCTGGTCGTTGCGTGCCTGGCCGGCAGCAACCAGAGTGCCGACAGTGCCGCGCTTGGCACTGTAGACGTGACCAAACAGTTGCTTGGCCCACGACCAGCGACCGGTGCTGTCATCCATGACCGCTTGCCAGGTATTGAGCGTCGACAGATCCGACCATGGCAGTGCGATGAACTCGAACGGCTCGTCGCCCAGTGCGGCAATCGCCGCCACTTGATCCGGCACGCCGACGCCACCGGTCATGGCGGTGATCGCAGTGGTCAGGCCGGCCGGGGTTTCTTCGCCGTTGCTCTTGCCCAGGCGATTGAATTGCAGGCTGATGTCGTTGCCGCTGTCGCCAGTCCATTTGGCGTTCAGGGTGACCACACCTTCGGCAGCGGCAGCGCTGACCGGCAGGTCGGCGGTGGCGTTGATTTTCTGCGCCAGTGCGGTGGCCGCTTGGGCAGCGGTGGCACCGTTGACCACGGTGGCTTGCACACGCACGCCGCCGACATACAGATTCAACACGCCAGCCTGGGTCGCGGTGCCGGTCAGGGTCAGCACGCCTTTGGCGATCGCGCCTTCGGTATTGTGCAGCGGCAGGCACCAGATCTCACCGATCGGGTCAGCCTTGCGGAAGGTCTCGTACATCGAGGCGAGCATCGAGCCTTGGCCGCCGATGCTCTTGGCCAGCGCAACGCTGGAGACCAGCACCAGTTTGCCGACTTCGGTCGGGGCGATGTTGTCGTTGACCTGAGCGACGATCAAACGACGCAGGGTCGAGCTCGCGCTATTGGCGGCCGAGTTGTCCATTTCGGCATAGAACAGCGGTACACGAATGTCCGCGGGGATGTTGCTGAATCCGATCGCCATTATTTGGCTCCCTTTTGTTTGGCTGGTGCGGTTTTGAGGGTGATATCGCCGTCGGCCAGACGTCGGCGCCACCAGGCGCTGTCCAGCACTTCACGGCCTTCCAGCGGCAGCAGATCGCCGGCCTCCGGGTCAGGTACGACGCGGCCAGCGGCCGGCAGTACGGTGATGCGATTGCTCATGGGGTTACCTCTGCAGAGAAAGTCATTTCCACGCGCCCATCGGGGCCCGGGCGTTTCAGGTTGGGGTCGGCCGGATCGATCGCATCGACCCGCACGGTGGCCCCGGTAAAGGACGACAAACCGTCCAGTTCGCGTTCGTGCCAACTCTCCGCAGGCTGACTCGGCAGATTGCGACCGAGCTGGAACTCGGCAAAAAAGCGCAGCCGGTAAAAGGCGCGGCTGCTGTTGATCGAGACCAGTTCGCCGCCGTCGTAGACGATGGCGCTGTAGTCGGAATCGGGCTTGAACCCCACCAGCGCACGCCACAGTTCGGCGCGCAGGTCGTGCAACAGATCCAGCGCTTTTGTAGCGTCGGTGGCGTCAAGCGCCAGGACGATTTCGAAGCGGTCGCGGATCGGTTGGGTGGTGAGGTTTTGGGTGGTGCTGTTGCTGGCCAGATCGGCCAGGGGTGTGATGCTGGCGCACGGGGTTTGCAGCGAGGCATCGGCTTGCAATGCCGTAACATCAATGCCTACTGCGATCCGATTGCCCAGCGTCGGGCACTGAGCACGCAATTGCGTGACCAGAGGGGTCATTTTCATGAGGAAGTACCGAGTGGGGGCGGTCGCAGGTCAGCGCCTGTACTCAACCCGATTTAACGAGGAACCCCAGCCCGCAGTTTTCAGTCTGGGTTTTGCTTAGAACCACCGGCCGATGGCGAAGCAGTCAAACGAGACTATTAGCTCGTCACCTTGTACGAACTGACCAAGGCTGAAAGCGCAGATGCTGGCAAAACCGAGCCCTCTGCTGTAGGCGCTGACGCTGGTCACCGCCCTTGTCACACCCAATACTCCAACCAGATTCCCAATGACAAATCCCAGCGTCACGAAGGGCATCGGATAAGACCAGTTGAAGCCCATGTTGGACGGGTTGTTAAACACTACGCCGCCCGTGTTGCAGAGGGTGCAAATCAACGTGCCGTCGGCAAACTTGACGTATTCACCGTTGGCATTGGCGCCGCGCTCAATGACGGCTCCGGTTGGAACGCCTTTGTCCTGGCTGACCGCTCCGACCAACGCGGCAACGGCGGCACTGCCCAGTCCGAGACCCGACCGAGCGGTTGCCGGGGAGTTGCCACCCGTGCCACCTCGTGCCACCGGTACAACAGCGTCCGTTGCCACAGCACCGAGTCCAAGCGCCTGGCGCGCCGACGCGGCATCCGTCGCACCGGTGCCACCACGTACGATGGGCACAATGGTGTCGGTTGCGACTGCACCCAGGCCAAGGCCCTGGCGAGCAGAAACAAGATCCGTTCCTCCGGTGCCGCCATTTCGCAGCGGCAGGACATCGAAACCACTCGCATCACCTAGTGCTGCCAGCTTCGGGCCGTACTGAACGTTAAGGTTGTTGAATGCATCAGCCAGTGCTTTGGGATACCCCTGCACCGGCATGATCGAATAGGACGCGTCGTTTGCCGTTGCGCCTTGGTAAGCCGGGGTGATCGACAACAAGACCGGACTGGCGATATTGCTGACTTCATATTGTCGTCCATCAGGTCCGACGAAGGCATCGCCCACCCGGACGTTGGTGACGAAATCAACGTCGACACCGATGACTGCAGGCGAGTTGTTGCTGACGTTGACCGAACCTGTTCTAAGCCATGGCATGGTGCAGTCCTTTTTTTAAGCGAAAAAAAACCGCACTCGGCGGTATGGGTGTTCAAGACGATCTCGATCAGGTAGCTGTCAGAAAGCCAGTCAGCCCGGCGGCAGCACCGGATCAACCACAATTACCGGAACATCGGGCTGGACAGGCCACTCTGGCGCCACGGGCCAGGCAGCTTGTGTGCTCACTTTGCCCAAGCTGAACTTGTAGGCTTTCCACTGTTTCAGGTTGGCAAGCAGTGCTTGCTGTTCCGCCTCATCCTCAGACGTCGCCTCCCCCAGATCGATGCCGTAACCGAGGGTGTCGATCCGATCCTGAATGCGAGCGACCTGCGCTGCAGCCACCTCGTTTTTGCTCTTGAGCAGTGCTTGAGCTTCGGTCAATCGTGCTGCGGCAGCCGCTGCCTCTTTCATGGCTTTGGTGATCAATTGCGACCAGTCGATGTTCATACTTCAACCTCCGCTTGCGGCAAAGGCTGTGGCAATGCCACGTCACCGTCAGGAATATCGATCAGGTCGGCAGGAAACGCTTGCGCCTGACTGTAATCGGCCGGAATCGGCAGCAACAGGTGAAGGGTCAAATGGCCGTTCTCGTGGAAAACGTCACCCACGAACCATTCAGAGTCGATTGCGGCTCGCGGTAGCGTGTCGCCGTCGGACAACCGCGAAAAATCGAACGTTTCGCCGTTCACCGTGATCAGGGCACCCGACTTGTGCAGCTTCAGAGCATCCTCTCTGCGTTGCGGAGACAGAACAATGTTCATCAATACCACCTGCCTATTGCGATCAAATTGATTTGCGCAGCCGAGGCTGCGTTCGTTGTAGCGATGGCGCGCCAGGCGCCCCAGTTGGCAATAGACGGGGGAAACCAGGCACTGGCCATTACACAGTCGGCGTAGACCTTGCCAATCGCTGCCGACGTCACAGTGGGAATCGATGCAAAGGCTGATGGATAGGCACCCGGGGCATAAGCATCACTGCCGAACAATGCACCCACGGCATAGGTACCCGTCGAGTTGGTGGCAATCACCTTCCAACAGACAAGTGTGCCATCGGCGAATTTGGTGTACTCACCATTGGCATTGGCCCCCCGCTCGATAATGGCTCCGGTAGGTGCACCGGCACCCGAAACGACGCCGATTATGTTGTTCTGTCGGTAAACCATGCGCCATGGGCCGAAAACGCCCGTACCGTACTGATCTCGCTCCCAGGTCCGTAGAGTGCCACCGCCGGCAATGCCGTTGACCTCGTGCCAGGCCTGATGAACCGGCTGACCGACGTATTTGATGGTGTCCATCAAACCGTAGGACGATCCCGTCGGTTTCACGCCCGTGGCGGTGTTAATGACAAAACAGCGCCCCGCCGGAACAGTTGCGGTGTCGTCGATGTTGCCGTTGTAGACCGGGGCGTCACCGCCGATCCCAAATGCTCCGACCTGCATCACGCGGCCTGCCGTGGCGTCGCTGTAATGGGTTTGAAGGGTGGCTGAAGCGGCACTGCCCAGCTCCAGAGCAGCGCGAGCTGCGGCCGGTGACACGCCGCCAGTCCCGCCTTTCGAGACAGGCAGCACGTCGAAGTTAGCGGTGGCCCCCAATGCCGCAAGCTTGGTACCGTAGGTGTTGACCAAAGCCCGCAACGTATCAGCTGACTCTTTTACGTAGCCTTGCAGCGGCGCCAATGCATACCCGCCTGCTCCGTCAGTCACGCCCTGATAGTTCGGCGAAATCGACATGGCCGTATCGCTGGCAATGTTGGTGACTTCATACCAACTGCCATCAGGGCCTCTGAACGCATCCCCTACACGTCCATTAACGATAAAGGATGTCCCGACGCCGATAACTGAATTGGAATTATTTGTGACGCTTACTGTTCCGGTCTTGCTCCATGGCATACCGATCTCCTCAGTTGGCTAGTTGTAATATCTAGACGATGGAAACTTGCACACCGGGATTCCGAAGCAAGTTCCATTTGTGCCTTGGTAATACCAGTATCCGCCGCCCGCCCTTTGTGCGGTAATATTCAGTACAGGAACATTGTTATCCAGCAAGCTCATACCTACAAAACCAAAACCATCAGCAAACCACGTGACACCACGATCAATACTCGAAACACACACGAAATCATCCGCTTCGATGACAAGGTTGCTTTTGTATGTATCTACATAATCACCTACTACCAGAGACCATGACTTGGCAAACTTGTGATAGCGAACAACTCTGTCTTCGGAAGAAAATACGATGCGGCCTTGGGCATCAAAGATATTCATGCCATACCGTTGCGGACTGGGCTGATCGGAAAACTTACAGATGACATACTCCATCAAATAGTTCTGTAAATTACTCCCATTACGCACTGCTGATGTCACCAGAAAACCCGTCCAGTTCCCAGGTCCTCCCAACATGGTGATATAAACACCCAGAGATGTATGAAACCCATTTACATGTCTGAAAAAAACTTGTGGAGCCTCCTGTGTCAGGATCGGTTTCACGAACGCAACAGCGCCGCTGCCTTCGCGATCGGTATACCTGGACTGTATTCTGAAACTGCCACGCTCGGAAAACACCATCACTTTATAGGTGCTGGAGATAACAACAGCCCCATACGTATTCGTCACTGAAAGTCCGTAATCCGCCATTACAATACCCTCACGACTTCGACCACGCACTCGACTGTATGCTCGGTCCATTCGTCAACGTAGTTATTGTGATAGCCGGTAGGTCGCCGCCTGTTCACGTATGTAAAAATACCGATCTGTGTCCCACCCAAGTCCTTATAGGTAGGTACATATCCCCACATATCCGGATAACCTGGTTGACTATACCCAGCATAAACCCGCGGTGTAATCACAACAAAACAAGTAGCTGGGTTATACCCTGGAACGTCCATCACAATATAATCAGACCTGATGCCATTTCCCATCTTGCGCGCGGCGGGCAAGTTCATCTGCGCCAGCTTTTCAATCGTAAAATCTTCCATACCCAACGTTTGTACACCATTGGCATCAAATACCGTCATCCCGAAGCTCATTCACTCAGATCTCCAAGTTGTACGCGCTTGACATTATTGGCATCAAACACCCGTAGCGACCTGTTAGTCATGATGACTCGTCCCTGCCCGACTACGCTGCTGTTTATTTCAAAGCCACCGGATTTGGTCAGCCTCCACCCAGATGTCCCCGGATAATAATTATCCGACTGCAAGCTATCGCCAATTTTCAACATATTAATCGAGCCATTTTGGATAAAGGCATCATTAATAAAGGTTTGACCGCCGGTCACGGTAAAAGGCGATACCGGTTTTCCGTTTGCCAGATTCAATAACATAAACGTATCGGCGCGCACGACGAATTGTGACGAAACACCAGAAGGATCGACCTGCAGCCCCAAACCAAACGACGCAGCATATTTTTGGCCGCCCGCCGTCGTATCCATCTTCACCGACCACATCGTCGATAACTTGCCATTGGTATCGGCAATGGCACTTGAGGCTTGCTGAACGGCTGCAGTGTTTTGCCCAACGGACACGTTCAACTGTTCAAGCTTTGTCGCCGTGGCCGAGCTATTGGTTGTTACAACTTTCTCGAGCGACTGGATACTTGCCGCGTTATCTCCAATGCTTGTTTCCAGTGTAGAAACGCGTTGGGCAGTGGCTTCGTTCTGGGAAGCCCGGACACTGCTTTCCGTAGCGATGGCTGCCGTACTGGTCCACCCTTTGAGGGCATCTGCCAGTTCACCTTCCCCGTTGTCGTCCCGGGAGGATGCTCGTAACGCCTGGAATGCCGCGGCTTGCGCCGTTACCGTGCCATCGATCTTGCTGATATCGGCGGTGTTGGTCTCGACTTGTTGAACCAGTCCAGTGGCAGTCTCGACCGTTTGCCCTACATCGACCCAATACTCGGCATTCGGTGGCGGCAGGTTGATCGGCACTGGCCCTTTGGCCTGATACAGACGATCGCCAAGACGAACAATTGCGTATTTCGCATAGGTCTTGGCCGAGTCGTAAGCTTCATCCAGCGAATCAATCTGATTCTGCAATCCCGGAATTTTCTCGATCTCGGTGAGCAGGTCTTTGCCCAATTCCGTCTGCGAAACTTTGCCAGCGAGCAGGTCAAGAATCGGTCCAGCCTCCGAACTGGCCTGCCCCAGCACGCCATTACCGGTCGGATACCACGGCCCGATATTGCCCGTACGATCGACCAGTCTCGCCCAGAAGAAGAACGACGTGCCTGCCAACAGGCTCTGCATCGTGTAATCACTTTGCGGATACGCCAGGTCGGCCAGTTTGGTAGCGGCCTCAAGGTTTGCCGTTGGCCCATACCAGATTTCAGTTCGCTGTGTGTCCTCGGCGCCCGCCGGAAACTCCCATTTCAGGCCGATACCGAACAGCAGGCTGTCAGCCTTGAGGAAAGTCACTGAAGGCGGTGGCGTGGTTTTCCCGGACAGTTGCGTTTCCACCGAAGTCGCATAGATCGAACCGATGTCCAGCGCGTTGATGGCTCGCACTTTGGCCACGTAACGCCCGGCATAAATGCCGCGTACCTCCATCGACGAACCACCGGTTCGACCGGCAAACACCCATTCGCTGTCGTTCTTGCGCCAGTAAACTTCATATGCAATGGCGTTGGCCGGGCGCGCCCACTCGATGGTCATCACACCGACTGCACTGCCCTGATCGACGAAGTGGTTATTACTGATCGTGACTGAAGTCGGTGGCGCCTGAACGCCTGGCGGTATGACCGTGACAGGGGGGCGTTCGATACGGGAGCCGTTGTCGATCGCGCCGTACTTGCTCGGCACATGTTTGACTGCACTGATGCTGTACTTGATTTCAGTGTCGGTGAAGTCTTCAGCAATCGACAACACGCGAAATTGCTGTGCAGCCAGGGAAGCGGAATCAATGGCCCACATCGACTGTGCCGGTGGCAACTCGCTCAAGGGCTGAGCCAGGATCACACGTTGAGCCTGGTCGCTGATGCTCACTGACTTGATCACGCGGGAAACGGCTTTACCGGTCGGCATGACCAGGGTGAGCGTATCGCCAGCTTCGGCGGTCACGTGGGCATCCAGGGTCAGCGTATCGAGTGTTGCACCACGCAGGCGGCCACCAATCCGTCTGCCGGCACGATCGTTGTCAGCCACGCGGATAATTTGTCCCGGACGCGCGAGCGTCCCGTCCAGACCGACGGAGAAAGTGACACTTTCAGTTTCCAGGCGATTGGTCAGCAGTGCCCATTTACCGATGCGCTGGGCCTGGGCCTGAGACGTGCAACCGGTAGCGGTGATCTCAGTCTGCTGTACACCATAGCGAGCGACACCCTCAGCATCATCGACGTATTGAACCTTCTGCCGGTAGAAGTCCGTCGGATCATTCCAACTGACCAGCGCCACGCTGAAACGGGTCTTTTTCGCCGACCCGCCATAGACGAACTTGCCGCCAATGACGTTGCCGTTGGAGTAGGTGTACACCGGGTCTTCCGGCATGTCGGCCACCGCCATGACCGAACCCGCCCCCCAATACGACATGCCACGAAACGTGGTAGCCAGATCCTGCAAAACCTTCAGGGCATCGGCACGCACCGACAGATACAGGTTGCAGGTGAAGCGCGGTTCAGTCCCGCCCTTTCCGTCGGAGACAGGCTGATCGCAATACTGACCGATGCGGTACAGCTCCCATTTATCGACCTGACCGGCATTGAGCAAATGGCCCAGGCCATAACGCGGATGCAGCAGCAGGTCGTAGTAAATCCACGCCGGGTTGTCGGTCCAGGCCGATTTGAACGTACCGTCCCAAATGCCGTTGTACGTGCGGCTCTGCGGGTCGTAGTTGCTCGGCACCCGAATGATCCGTCCCAGCAATTCAAAGGAACGCGACGGTATCGACTGGAACTGGGAGGCGTCGAATTGCAAACCGATGATCGCCGAGCCGGGATAGCGCAGCTTGGCGTCAATTACCTCCGTACTCGATTCGACACTGGTGGTGTCGGCAATGGCGCCGCTGGTGGAGTTAGGGGTCAAACGGCGCACTCGCACGGTCCAACCGCTTTTGGCCGCGGGCAGATCGATGCGGTGCGATCGCTCGTACTTGGTGGTGGTTTTGCCACTGAACGCGGACGCCAGTACCTCGACGAAGGCACCGCCATCGGTGGCCAGATCGATCGCGTATTTGACTGTATAACCGTTAGTGTCGCCGTTGCTGGTATTGGTCTGCGCCAGTCGCGCCACCGCCAGACGAATCCGCACAGCCGACAGTTGCAGGTTGGTAAAGGCCTTGGTCCACGGTTGATCACTACGCAGCTCGACCGCTGCGACCGTCTCGTTTTCCACCGCGGGAAAACCGGGGATATGTGCCTGATCCTGGCTACCGGTACGAACATCCAGCGTGACACCATTGAAGTTCAGGCTGCCGTCGTCGTTGGCCAGCGGTGTTTCATCCAGAAACACCGAGCGGGAATCATTTTTCAGACCGACAATCTCGCCTTCGCTGACGAGATCGAGGATACGAGCGTAAGCCGTGCTTTGCAGGCTGTCTGGCGCCTCCACGGAGGGGCGCGGCTTGGCGCCGCCACCTTTGCTGCCAGCGAGAATGAGGTCAGTCATGGCTTTCCTTCAGGCGAAATAAAACCCGCACAGGGCGGGTTGGGTGGACGTCAATAAAAGATCGAACGCTAGAGTTGATCCTGCGCGTAGATACCAGCGCTGATCACGGAACTGCCGACGACCAACTGGCCATACAGCAGACCGACCGGGTTACCTTGGGCGCTGGTGTTGACCGGGCCGTTGAAGCTGTAACTGGCGCGATTGGCGGGGCTGTCCTGAGCCCCCAGGCCTTTGGCTTGGGGGGACAGCATTTGCAAAACGCCACCGATCACCATGGCGGTTCCCATTTGGTACAGAAAAGGTGAAGCACCGGCGAATGGCGTAAATGACAGAACGAAAGCGGCGGCAATCATCACGCTGCCGACAATGGTCTGCAGTGAGCCTGCGCGCTTTGACCCTGCGATGACTGGCACAATTCGCAGCACCTCTTTGCCGGTTGGCTTACCCAGTTCATCTTGCGAAAGATTTTCTCGACCATTGAACAGCGCAAACCGGAGCCCTTTGCCAGCGCTTTCGTTCATATACCTTTCGAAACCGGGGAATTGCTTGAAGTAGCCCATGACATCCCGAAACCCGCCGGAAGTTGTCACGCGATGCTTGCGCCCAAACAATCGTGCAAGGGATCCGGATAACAGGACCGTCTGAATTTTTTGTTGATCTGTTTGCATTGCCATAGTTTTCTCCGGCAGTGAAAAAGCCGCTCGCTACAGTTGATCCTGCGCGTAGATCCCGGCACTGATCACTGCGCTGCCGACAATGGCCTGGCCGTAAAGCAGACCCACAGGGTTGCCTTGAGCACTGGTATTGGTGGGGCCGTTGAAACTGTAGCTGGCTCGGTTGGCAGGACCGTCCTGGGTGCCCAGGCCTTTGGCTTGTGGAGAAAGCATCTGCATGACGCCACCAATCACCATGGATATCCCTACAGACCCCACTGCGCCCCAGGTACCGCCAGCGGCAATGCCTGCAAAACCACCGGTGAAAAATGTTGCTGCGGCGATCAATACGACCCCGACAACCGTCTGCAATGAGCCCGCTCGCTTGCTGCCAATAACCACTGGCGCAATACGAATATCCATCGTGCCACTTGGCGCTTTGAGCCGGTCATGGCCAATGTTGTCGCGCCCCAGGAAAACAGAGTACGTAAGCCCCCGGTCCCTGGACTCCATCAGAAAGCGCTCAAATCCCGGAACGAGAATGCACAAGGCATGAATGGCTTCCGCGGCGTTGTTCACAGCCAGCCGGTGCACGCGACCAAAGCTGGCACCCAAGGTGCCATAAAGGCGAATAGTCCTAAGTTTTTGCTGATGCATTTCACAGCTCCAGGAGAAGACCTCCAGTCAGGTTTCAGTCATTGAGTCAGGGGGCTGGTGATGCGAAATTTTCGATTGATGCCGCCAACAGCTCACTGTCACTTCTGTCCAGTATCCGCCATAGGTATCGCGCCGGCTGTCTCGCCCATAAAGGTGATGCAGGATTGAACCCGGCGCGGGGAAGCGATCGGGATCAGTCTTGAGTACGCCATCTTCAAGATAAATGGCGGCATGGTTGGGCACCGGCGAACGAATTTGCATCAGCACGATATCGCCCTGCTGCAATTGGCTGACCTGTTCAAAACCAGCGGCGGGCAGGTTCTCCAGATAGAGATTTGCGCCCTTGTCCCACCAGCCGTCCTCGCGGTCATAGTCACCGAGTTCGATACCCATTTCCCTTCGGTAATAGTCAAGAATGATGCTCAGGCAATCATGTACACCGTGGACGAATGCGCGCCCAATCAAGGGCGCCAGATATCCACTGGGTGTGATGGTGACCAGTTCACCCTTGTGAACTTGCCCTTCATCATCCTTGCGCACTTCGAGAATGTGCCACGGTAACCCAGAGGCTTCACAAGAGACCCGGTCTGCCTCACTGGCCGTCGCGGGATAATCAGGATGGCTGTGAACGACGGCGATGATCTCGCCGCACTCCTCGGCCGCTGCGTAGTCTTGTGGTGCCAGACGAAAGTGCTCACTGGGCGTCGTCGCAGTATTGCGGCACGGCACATAACGTTGTCTGCGTCCGTCGCGAATCAGCAAACCGCAGCATTCGTCGGGATACTGCGCAATGGCATGACGCTCGATGGCGGCCAGCGTGGTCTTGTTCATGATCAGCTCCGAATCAGACCTGCGGCCGGAAACGAGCCGTATGGCAGTGGATTGTTTTCGCCAAAACGCAGCTTGCAGCTGCTCAGGCGTCCACCGCACTTGTCCTTGGCCGCATCGCTGACGATCACGTCATTGGCATCCGCCACAGGACCGCCGTTGTAGCCGCAGTACGGACCGCGATAACCGCCACAACTGAGCCACCAGCAGACATTGGCAACGATTTGTCGACGCGGCAGTTGTACGCCATTGAAGTCCAGTGCACTGGCGAGTTCGAACTTCACCACTTCACTGTCTTCACTGACCTTGCGCTCGATGTACCAGACATCTGGAGGCAGTTCTTCTTCGGGATCGGCTTCAGGCTGACCATCGAGGTACTTGCCCAACGTGCGATGACGGATCAGCCGCGCCCCGACCAGATCATCGAAATACAACACCAGAGCAGTGATAAAACCACCGACGTTACCGACCGAAAGCGATGGAGTCGGCTGTGTGGCCTGCCCGGTCATTTCAAAGCCTTCGGCCTGAATGGGCCATGGTGAATACTCGAGGCCTTGCCAGAAGATCGAGGCTTGCTGTGGATAGCCGTGGAAGCGGTATAGCTCGGCGCCGAGGCTGGTGGCATCGAGTTCAAACAGCTCGACCCAGGCGCCCGGTTCCAGCGCCTGGATATCTGCAGTAATGGACATTTGAATCTCCGGGCAAAGAAAACCCCGCACAAGGCAGGGTGGTTTTCGCGTCAGGCGTATCCCGATTTACGGGTGAAATGCCTGCTCAAAGGTGGCTACCAAAGTGAAGAGACCTGCTCCCATCGGAGTCGGTTGATAACCTTTGCAGCGATAGAGGGCCGGCTCGCTCAGCGGTGCCGCCCAGTAAAAAGGCGCGGCTCCAGCATGACGATCAAGAAACTGCACAATGGATTTGATCCGCGCCTCGTCACCGACGAAGGTCAACGGCCAGGATTGTGATTTGTTGTTGATACCGTCTGCGGCCACTTGTTGATAGCCGTCACCAAACTTCGCCGACTTGAGGCGAAACTCGACATTGCCGACAGGCTCTACTTTTGGAAGCCAGCTGAATGTTTCCGTGCTCATGTTTTCTCCGGGCGTGAGTGATTGCAGCCGCTGATCGTCAGCGGCCGTTGATGGCGGACCAGATCTGCCCACCCGGTTTAAGGTCACGAGCAATCTGTTCGGCGGCGCCCTGTTTGGCTGCACCGGCGTAGGCCTTGGCGACGGTTTGCGAATTAATGTCGCCCGCTGCGCCACCACCTGAACTGTCACCCACATTGATTGTTTGCTGAATCACCACTTGATGGCTGCTGGTACTGCCCAGCGCACCACCCTGCACTTGCACGCCGAGGGAACCATCGGAACCGCGGCTGAGCGGCATGATGGCTTCCGGTCCTGCTTCGCCAAACATGGCCATCGGCGCCAGGATCGGCCCCGTAGCAACGCCGCTTGTAAAGGCACCACCCTTGGCGAATCCGGTGTATCTGAAATCCGACCCAAGCGATAAAGCCGGGTTGAAGATGGTGGTGTCCGCCCCTACTCTGGCGGTCGTCACCCCAGGTGCGCTGCCACCACCAAACAGCGACGTCGCCGCCGTTCCGACCAGACCGAACAACGAACTCAGACCTTTGGACATCGCTGTTTGAGCGGCCAGCTTGGCCATGTCTCCAAGCACCGATTTGGCAAAATCGGAAAACGAAAACTTGCCTGTCAGCGCAAATGTCGAAACCGCATCGCCCATGGTGTTGAACGCATTGGTAAACACTGCCTTGGATTTAGCTGCAACATTGTTGGAGCTGGTCAGGTAATCATCCCAGGCCGAAGTGGCCCCGTTGATCCAATTGCCCTGAGCCTCGGTCATCGACTCATAGTTGCTTTGAACCTGAAGAGTCATTGAGTCGTGCTCGGACTTCAACGCCGCCAGTCGAGTGCCGTAGTCGGCGCTGTCTTGAGGCGCAACACCTCCAGACACAGGAGTATCCAGCGCTTTTCGCGAGACTGCATATTTCTGGTCGATTTCACTCAACGCTTTCGCACGATCACTTTCTCGTGAGCCCATTCCAACGAGTGCGGCAGCCAGCGAGCCATCGCGCCGCAACTTGTCGAAGTCGTTTGAATAGTTGACTTGCTGACTGGCTTGCTCCTGAACGTCGACGTAAGTAGCGATGTTCGCTTGCGCAATCGAGTTGGCCGACGCATGCAGCGTTACGCCGATTTTCTTTGCGGCATCCTCGATCTGCTTTTGCATCTGACGCAGCTTTTGTTCGGTGATACGTGACGCCTGAGTCCAGGCTTGTTCAAGGCCGTCGAGGTTCGGCGTCAAACCTGCAGAGGAAGTAACTGCCATGTGCGTTTCTCCGGGCTATGAAAAAACCCGCCGAAACGGGTCATATAAATTTCTGGCTATTGCCATTGCTCAATCGCACGCTCGAGGGAAAGCCCCTGACGCTGCTCATGAGGCATGAAGTCCAGCAGTTCCGCCAGACCGCCGCCCAGCCGGTGAGTCTGTAGCGCAACCATTGCGCTACCCGCTTCCAGCCGCCTACCGGTATGAAGCGATCCATATCGATCAATGTATCGACCCCATGCCAGGGCTTCCTGGTAGGTCATACGTTCCTTGGCTTCGGCAATCGTGCGGCCGCCGACTCCGTTCAGCACCAATTCGTGCCAGAACTCATCGGCGGCAGTCAGTTTTTTACTGCGCTACCGCCTGTGCCATTCACCTCATTGACTGCGTTGAGCAACAGAAACCCTAACGAAGGTTCGAGGTTATAGGCGTCGTCGTAGGAAAGTGCTTCCGCGCCTTCGGCTCCCAACGAGACCGACGCCGCAATGTAACTCGCGTTCCGGCTCTGTTCGTTTTCACCTTGGGCGAACAGTCGCTCAATCACGCCGAACGACTGTCGGCGAATGTGCAACGTGAAAGTGTCAGTGACTTCCTTGCCCGATTGACTATCGAGATGAGTCCAACTCACTTCTTTTTTGATCGGCTGACCGTCGACGATGCCGCCCTTGGCTTTCAGTTGTTTGAGGTTCATGGCTGATCTCAGGCTTTCTTGATCCAGGCGGACCCACCGGTACGCTGAATAGTGACGGTAGTGGTGACGACGGCATTGAGTGCAAAGTTGAACGGGAAGTCCGACACATAACCGTCGAAGGCGAACCAGGTACGGGTGGCTGGCAATTCGAAGTCATTGCCCTGAGCATTCACCGTTGGCGCAACACCTTTGCCGTCAGACCAGCCCACAACCCATTTGATGCCGGTATCACCGTCGGCTTCCGACAATTGATGCAGACGGATATGGCTGGCGTTGGTCGGGTCGGCGTTGAGGCCGAGGCTGGCGGTACCAGGTGTGCGCAGACCTTTTTTATAGGTGCGCTCTTCAGCGTTGAGACTGGTGTCTTCAATCTGTTCTGCAGGGGCACCGCCCGGATCGAACGAAGTAGCGTGCTCGATTTCCAGTACGGTGTAAGGGCCGGTGCCTGCGGCTGGCGGAACAAGGGCGAAAATTTGAGTACCTTGGGTAAGAATCGACATCTGGCGTTCTCCATTGAACAAAAAACCCGCAATAGCGGGGTTGAGGGTATTACTCGGATGGACCTGTCTCGGCGTTGCGAGCGGCGTTCAGTCAGGGTGCAGGTGTACCGTCCAGATAGGGCGGTGCGTTGGGATCCGGTTCTCGGCTCTTTATCAAATCGACCAGTGCCTGATTGCTTTGCGCCAACAATCGAATGGAGGCACTCAATGCCGTCTGACTGTCGGACTGGATTTGCAGCGCCGCAACCAATCGATTGATTGCGGCCAGATCTTCGTCATTCATATTCAGCGTTTCTCTTTGCGGGAATCATGGATCGGTCGGCGAATCGCGCGGCGGGACTTCGCAGACGCCGATGCGCTTGGCCGCCCAGCGCTCGTACAGACCGATGGCCACGTCGGCCCCGGCCATTGCGGTGAGGCAACCGAACGCGCCGGCAGCCCAGATCGACATGCCGGCGGCATACAGCAGCATGATCGCCGACACGCCGCAGATCATGCAGGCGCCGGAGCGCAGGGCCAGACGCCGTAACAGCGGCCAGCCACGAGCGCCCTCCTTGTCGGCGCGCCACATTTCGCCGGACACCCCGCCGACGACGGCAAGGAGGATGACCAGCCAGATAGGCATGTCTGCCAACGCTTGTTGCTCGTTTGTCATTTCACGCCTCCGTAGGTGATTGATGAGTGATGTGTGTTGGGCTCAAGCGATGTCTCTTCAGGTAGGCATTCCAAAAAGCCCGGCGCTTGGGCCAGGCTTTTCAGTAATGCACTCTCGGTTTCGTCTGACAGGCGCTACGTAATCAGAAGGGCGCTACCGGCCAGTCGATCGTGAACGGGTAGTCCGGTTGATTTTTCACAGCGGTGACAGCGATGTAGTACTGCTGGTAAGAAGTCCAGGCGGCCTCTTCTTCTGGCGTGGCGACACCTAGATTGACCTTGTAATGCACGGGATTGAGATCAAGCCAGCTGGACGCAGCACCGATGCGCTGACGAATACGCGTCAAGACGAGATCGGCATAGTCCTGATACGTTGGCTCCGAGTAGACCCAGCCAGTTGCCGCGTACGTAGCCTTCCAGCCCACTTGAACGATGGTGTCCGTTGCAACCTGGTACCAACTGCCCGAGATCCCCTGAGGAGGAGTGAGCGGTGTTTCTTCAGACTCGATAATCTCCGCAACCCGGGAAAACGGGTACTGATTACTCATCTCAATGAATACGTAACGATTCATGTTAATTCCTTGTTTGTATTAACAACATGCGTGATTCGGCACTTCTCGACTTTCAACTCATCCGGTCGAAATAAGTGCGGCGAGTAAATGAACATGTAAGAAAGCCGGCAATTCACCGAGCCTTTTATTTTTCAGAATGGCGCGATTGGCCAGTTGATGATTGATGGATAACCAGACTGGTTTTTTACTTCGCTGACGGCGACAAAGTACTGCTTGTAAGAAAGCAGTGCAGCTTCATCGTCAGGCGTGGCAGTACCGATATCTTTTTTGTATTGCAGTGGATTAAAGGTAAGCCAGTGAATGGCTTTGTCAAAACGCTCGCTCATTCGGGCCGTGGCAAGTCGCACGTAAGCCTCGTAGTCCGGCTCGGTAAAGACCCACTGAAACGTCTGAAATTGAGCCAGCCAACCCACTTGAACCGCGAGTCCCGCGGTATCAATCCAGCTTCCCCCGCCATTTCCAGGGAAGGGAGGAAAATCATCCGCATCCACTAGTTGCGTGACGACGTAATAGTTTTGTTGATACACCGTCTCAATAAGAGCATAACGGTTCATTGTTACTTCCTTATGTATTTTTAAATCAGTACTTACCTTGATTTAAACATCTGCGAGTTCAGGCAGGCACTTAAACTGCTATCAGCGGAGCGACCGGCAATGTGCTCTTGTCAGTACGGTACGGTTGGCCAATCAATGGTCACCGGGTAACCTGCTTGCTTATCGATATCGCTGAGAGCAATGCAGTACTGTTTGTGCAGAAGTAGCAACGCCTGCTCCTGCGGGTCTGCTACGTCAAGATCCGCCTTGAATTGCAGAGAGTTGAGCATCAGCCACATCGTGGCCCCATTCAGCAACTGCCATTTCTTTTCCTGAGCGTCATTGCGCAAGTCTTGCTCGGATGGCGCAGTAAACGTCCAGACGCCATTGAGTGTTGCCTTCCAGCCAACCCGCACTTCCGTATTTCCTGTCACATCGACCCAGACAGTCATTGCCGATACAAAAGGTGGCTCGGCTTCGCTTTCTTTCAGTTGACTGACTTTGCCGTACTCAATCAGTGCATAAAGGTTCATTTGATACTCCTTCGCTTTTTGATTCGGTGAATGGGTAACGCGGTCATAAAGGCATTCCAAAAAGCCCGGTGATGCACCGGGCTTTTCAGTAATGCGCTCCTTCGCCTTCCTTCAAATCCTGTGTTCAAGAAGGAAGCTGACTTTTCGGCGCTACTGGCGCGGTACGAGTCCATTCAAATTGTTTTTCCGACCGCGGTCCCTGCCCGCCGGATAACTGCTTCTGGTGCTTTACGCTGCACACCCGGGTCAGTTGCCAACCCTCTGAACCGTTGAGGCCGGTTCATCGCTGCCTGTTCTTTTGGAACTAAAGAGCTTTCTTGCCAGCCGCTTTGTCGAGCGGCTTGGTGGCAAGAATATGCATGTATGCATATACAGTCAATGCGTAAATGCATTTATTTATGCGCAAGAAATGCTGAAATGCATGAAAGCCCCTCAACTCAAGGGCTTGACGGTTTCATTCAGGCGAAAAAAAACCCGCCAATGGACGGGTTTTTCTGGAGAGGGTCGGGTTAGCGGGCGTACATGCCCCACCAGAAGACATGACCGAGGATGACAATCTGCTCTTCCTGGATTTCCTGGAAGCTGTAGTCCTCGTCCGGATGTTCATCGCGATTGAAGCTGCGCAGACGAATGCCGGTAGGCAAGCGGTAAAGCTGCTTTACGCGTAACTGGCCGTTGTGATTGATCGCGTACAGGTCGCCATCAATGATGTCACCGATGCCGCACTTGCCCGCATTCACACCGACGGTGGCGCCATCACGCAACACCGGCAACATGCTGTTGCCACGTACGGTCACGCATTTGGCCTGGTCGAACTGCACACCGTTATGACGCAGGCTGCGCTTGCCGAAGCGCAGGCTAGAGCGCTCGCTCTCTTCGATGACGAATCTTCCTGATCCAGCAGCCAATTCAACCTCGCGAAGGAACGGCACCGATACTTCGTCATCATCGACAGGCGTATCGTCGTCCCACAGCATTATGTCCTTGAGTTCCGCGTGTACGTCATCGCGCGCGGCACCGGCCGACGGGGCGACATCTGCGCGCCCGCGCAATTGATCGGTGCTCACGGCGAAGTACTCGGCGATCTTCGAAATGTGTTTATCCGAGGGATCGACGATCTTCCCGCTGAGAATCCGCGAGAGAGTGGATTGAGGCACGCCGGTGCGACGGTGGAGCTCCGTGGGGGAGATCCCGTGCTGGTCGAGCAGTGCTCTTAAGACGGAGGCTACGTTGCGTTTTTGCATAACGCGCATAGTGCTTGAAGTTACACGCGAAGACAAATGCTGATTTGCATAACTTATGCATAAATCAGTATTTGGTTCGACGTGCCGCCGCATTCGCTCGCTTGAGCCGATCGTTTCGGGCTTTTTTGTCGTAGTCGTCTTTGGCGCCGAGGATTCCACCAGCAGCGTGTACCCAATCGGTGGCGGTGCAACCGGAGAGCAAAATGGCAGAGGTAAAGAGTGAAGCAAAGACAAGTGCGTTTTTCATCATCGAATTTCCGGTGGTCACTGATACAGAGGTTGGTTCACAGCCGAACTGGCGCTTACTCATTCACAAGCCGTTGCAGTTTTGCCTGGGCCCGTTCGAGCCTGGCTTCTTGCTTCTTGATGACTTTCACATCACCGTACTGACGCGCCGCTTTCAGATGGTTTTGTCTGCGCCGAATTTCAGCTTCGGCTTTCTGGATGGCTTTTTCGTGGTCATCCTCTACCGACGGTTCGCGACAGTAACGCTCGACATTGGCCAGCGCCTGCTCCAGGCCGGCCTTGCGATAAACATTATCCGCTGCGTTGGCGCGCTCTATTTGTCGGACAAGTTCAGCACGGCGCGGCGCGCAACTTTGACGCGCGTCGGCGAATGAACGATCAATGATTAAAACGCAACTGACGGCCAGAGACAGACTGCAAAACAGACTTGGCCTCATGAGACATACCCCAAGTAACTATTCTCACCCGAACGGTTGCAGAAATAGCTGACGCGACTCCAGGCATCACGGCATCTCAATATTCTCTGTAGGCCGAACAAGGCTGCCGACACCATATCGCGACAGAGCGCCTTACATATTGGAAAGTGTTTGACCAGCCACGCCACGGGTACGTAAACATGATCAAAACACAGCAACACCGGCGTGCGATCAGATAATGTGGAAATACTCACGTCTTTTTCTTTTCCAGCAATCGCTGCTGCAACGAATACAGTGCCCTCTTTATTAATAGCAATGGATCGTTTCCATGCCGGAGCCTGAACCCCATGATGATTACGCACGCAAAACCAGAGCAT